AAGTAGGCCAGCCCATGGTCAACACGCCAGCGCCCACCCCCGTAACTTTAGGAGCCTAACGCCATGCCACGTCTCATCCGCAAAACCGTCATCCTGGTCAAGGTTGAAACCACATCGGGCACCGACGCCGTACCCACCGGTGCCCTGAATGCGATTCAGGTGTTCGACATGCAGATCACCCCACTGGACGCCAAGAATGTGGACCTGGGCCTGATGTTGCCGTGGTTTGGCAACTCGCCCTCATTGGTGGGCACCGCGTCGGTCAAGTGCAGCTTTAGTGTGCTGCTGGCGGGCAGTGGCACAGCGGCCACGGCACCGGCCTGGGGGGCTTTGCTGCTGGGTTGTGCCAATGCAGAAACTACTGGGCTGACCGCGCCTAACCGGGTGGAGTACTTGCCCGTGACGGACACGCTCAAGACGGTCACCATTTATTACCAGGACGATGGCGTGCAGCACAAGATGCTGGGCTCGTTTGGCAATGTCAAGCTGTCGGCCAAATCGGGTGAGGCGCCCAAGCTGACCTTCGACTTTGTGGGCCTGGACGGCTTGGTCACCGCTACTGCCAATGCCACAGCGGTACTGACCGCCTGGAAGAACCCGGTTGCCATCACCAAGGCCAATGTGACCGACATTCAGTTGGGTTGCACCTACGCGACCGGTGCCCTGTCAGGTGGCACGGCGTACAACAGTACCGGCTTGACGCTGGACTGGGGCAACCAGGTGGCCTTTGCGCCCATGCTGACCACCGAGCAGGTGGTACTGACGGACCGCAAGATGGTGGGCACGCTAAGCATTGAGCTCAGCGCCGCGCAAGAGGTGGCGCAGTACGCATCCGTCAAGGCCAACGCATTGTCAGGTGTTGGCTTTGTCATTGGCACCGCAACCGGTAACAAGATCATGCTGCACATGCCCAGCGTGCAGTTGACGAACCCGAAGAAGGAAGAGTTCAACGGCATGCGCCTGATCGGGTTTGACATGGTTGTCTGCCCGGTGGCCGGTAACGATGAGCTGCGCATCATCAGCTTGTGATTAACTTTTTAAAAGGTTCACCCCATGTACACCCTGGCCATTGACGACATCGTTGACATCCCTGTCAAGTTCACCATCCGCTCCAAAGGCACAGCCAAGCTGTTCACGCCCACGCTGACCATCAGGCGGTTGAACCCCGAAGAAAACGAGTCCACGAGCGAGCAGAGCATCAAGGACTTCATGCACGAAAACGTGATCGGGTGGAAAGACCAGCGCTTGGTGCTGGACGCCAGTGGTAACCCCGCTGACTTCACCCCCGAAGCGCTGGCACTTTTTTTAAGCGCCCCCTGCGTCACGATCCTTTGCTGGAATGCCTACATCAAAGAAATCGGCGCAAAGGAAAAAAACTAGCGCAGGTTGCGCGTCTGTGGGCGCGTGACCTGTTGCACATCCCCACACGACGCGCAGGCAATGACCCACAGACAGAGTTTGACGACGCGCTTGCCGCCTGGGGCCTGGTCGAAGAGCCCGACGCCAACGGCACCCCCCCATCGGTTGAGTACTGCTACCTTTGGCCCTGCAACCGGCGCACGTTCAACGTGTGGATGGAGATTCAGACCCAGTGGCGGACCTCGTCAGGCATGGGCGGCAACACCCGTATCGGGCTTGATTACGCAGGCGTCACCGCATGGTTGCGCACACAGCCAGGGTTTCGCCCACGCGCACGCAAAGACCTTATGCAGTGCCTGCAAGCAATGGAGATTGCAGCGCTCAACGCATGGGCACAAATGCGCGACGAAAACAGACACGATTGAGATCTAAGCCATGGCAAACGATGTAAAGCTACGAATGGCCATGGACGGAGCCGCCGAAGTGGTGGCCGGGACCGAGCGCATTGGCGCTGGCCTGAACAGCCTGGGCACACAGGCGCAAGCTGCAAGCAAGAGTGCTGACACCTTGCGCACGGCGCTGGCAAGTATTGCCACGCTGGCCACTGCCGTTGCCGTCATCAAGATGGCCGATGCGGTCACCACACTCAACACGCAACTCAACCTGTCCACAGGCAGCGCTCAAAAGGCCGCACAAGCCTATGAGTCGCTGTTCCAGATCGCGCAAAAGGGGCGTGTCAGCTTCACCGAGCTAGGCACCACCTATGCAGCCATTGCCCGAGCCGGGAACGAAATGGGTGTCAGCCAGGGCCGCTTATTGGCCGTCACCGAGTCCATCAGTCAGGCCATGACTATCGGCGGTGGTAGTGCAGCGAGTATGCAGGCCGCACTGGTGCAGTTGGGGCAGGGCTTGTCCAGCGGAACGCTGCGTGGCGAAGAACTCAACTCCATCATGGAGCAAACGCCGCGCTTGGCCAAAGCCATTGCCGACGGTCTGGGTGTGCCCATTGGTGAATTGCGCAAGCTCGGTGAAACCGGGCAACTGACCGCGCAGCAGGTTATCACCGCCTTGGAAAAGGCCGGTCCACAGCTTGCCAAAGAAATGGCGAGTGCAACGCTAACCGTCGGTCAGGCGATGACGCTGCTGGGTAATAGCGCCACCAAGTTGGTGGGGGAGATGGATGCGGCAAGCGGTGCCAGTGCCAGCCTTGCGGGTGCAATAAAGAGTTTGTCTGGCGCAATGGACTCTGTTGGGGAGACCATCAACAAACACCAAACCGCATTTGCCGTCATCACTGCTGGGTTGGCTGGTGCAACAACGGTTGCAGGAATTTACGCGCTGGGTGCTGCGTTCGTGGCAGCCACCCCCGCAGTTTTGGCGTTTGCTGCTGCGTTCATGGCAACCCCGTTCGGACCTATCGCCCTTGCACTGGCAGCCGTTACAGCCGGTGTCATGGGTTTGAAAGCGGCTGCGGACGCCGCTGCAAAGTCTGAGACGGGTCTTGGTTATGCGCTTGCAAACTTGGACGAACGCATTGCGAAGTTAGATGCCAGTCAGGAATCGACATGGGCATCTGGAAAAAAGCGCCTGTTGGAAATGCGCGCCGAGCGGGCAAGGTTATCCGCTGAACTAGCTCTGTTGAGCAATAAGGGTTTGGACACAAGGGCAGAGGATGCACGCTTGGGGTCAACCACGGCGACGTTCAAAGAAAAAGAGGCTGCGGTCAAAGCCTACCAAGCGCTCAAGCAAGAGCTATCTGGCGTCAACAAAGACTTTCAAACGCACCTGAAACAACTTCAGGCGATGCGCGACACCGACCAGATTAGCCAAAAACAGTATGTCGAAGACGTCATTGAGCTAATCAAAAAGGAGGGTGGTGCGCACAAGGCTGCAACAAAGCCGGACCACAAAGCCGACGCATTCCAAGCCGACGTTGCCCGCGCCTACACCAAGGCTTTGGAAGACCTGAACAAAGAGGAGCTGAAAGCCACCGCCATCGCCGAGGGTTATACCAAGACGCAGGAGATTCTTCGCAGCGTCATGGCATCGCCTGAGTTTGCGGCCATGTCGTTTCGTAAGAAAGAAGAGATCATTCTTGCAGCCTCACAGGCAGAGGCTGAATCTGACCGTGCCACCGCCATCACAAAGGCCAAGAAGGCCTATGACGACTACGTTGCCAGTGCCAAGTCGTCTGCTGACGGGGTAGATCGCAACCTGAAGGCCCTGCAAGACGAAACCAACGCCTACGCTGTCGCCGCTGAAAAGAACATCAGCCTGGCTGAAGCCATTGACGTCGTAGCAATGGCGAGACTGGGGGACGAGGTGATCAAGGCAAAGATCGCCAACAATTACGACGCTGTTGCCCAACTTGAGCGCGAGATTGAACTGCGCAAGCAACTTGCACCGCTGATTAGCAAACGTGATGCGCACAAAGCAGAAATCGAAGCGAACAAGAAAGTCAACGACGAGTGGAAAAAGGGCTGGGAAGAAACCGACCGCCTGGCGCGTGACGCCTTCACCGGCTGGGCTGAGAACGGCACCAGCGCGGCGGAGGCTATTGGCAAGGCGCTGAGCAAGGCGCTGAAGTCGGCCATCTACGAGGCCACGATTCGGCCGATCGCTTTCCAAATATTCAACAGCGCGTCTGGAGGCCCCGGAGGTGTTGGCGGGTCTGCGTTGAGCTCTGCGTTGGGTGGCTACGCGTCATCAGTCGGGCTGTCAACTGGAGCGACCGCGTTTGGCGGTT